CAGATGCTGAACTCAATTATTACCGTCTCCGAAGTGGAATCGACAGGATAACCGCGCAGGTTAACTACCTGCAGGAGTACATCAGGACTCAGTGCCTGAAATAATTTTTTTGCAAATCACAAAGTCCATTTAATGAGCCTCGCGATGCGGGGCTTTTTTTACATCTGAATTTCACAGCGCATCTCACGCGCATATTACATCACCCGAGCCTTTCAGAAAGTTGAGCCTGAGAACTGCCGTATATGGTGGCGACCATCTCGGGGCGGCTTTTCTGTGAGACAGGCTCACTTTCTAAAAGGTAAAGACGCTATGAATCATCAATTGGCTAATCTCGATTTCCGGGACATGGTGGTTGTTTCTGGTGATCGCGTGATCACAACCTCCCGCAAGGTAGCAGCTTACTTCGACAAGCAGCATCACCACATCATTCAGAAAATCGAAAAGCTAGACTGTTCGGATGAATTTCTAACCAGCAACTTTTCGCGGGTTACCTATGAACACAAGGGTAATCAGTATGTTGAATATGAAATTTCCAAAGACGGTGCGATGTACATCATCATGTCGTTTACCGGCAAAAAAGCTGCCGCCATCAAAGAGGCGTTTATCAAAGCATTTAATTGGATGCGTGACAGGCTGATGGAGATGGCTCACTCATACCAAAGAGAGCACAACGAGTTAATGCTGGAGTTCATGAAGGAAAAGGATGTTGCCAGTATGTCAGGACGCTTGCTGAACCGCTGGGGCAGGATCAAAAAACCGCAACTCATAGCAAGAATCAAAAGGCTTGAGCAGCAGGCGCAAATATCGATCCCCGGACTGCCAAAGTGACCATTCCAAAGCCCATCTACGGGTGGGCTTGATAATGAAACCGTGATTTACATCCCCACAATCCGGGTATGTAAAAGATAGTTCAGGCGAGAACAGATTTAACTAAATCTGTGCACCACCAGTTACGGCAGTACCGCGAAACAACCCAAGCCAGTAAGTGGGGAAATAACACTGGCAGCCACTGAAAGATGAACCTCCAGCCTTATGGCAAAAAAGATTCTTTGTGGTGGCGAACTGATGGAAAGACATCCTAATCAAGCAACCACTCTACAGGGTCATAATTATGAACGACCAGCAAATCGAAAAAGAAATCGTTGAGAAAGGCAAAACGGCACCGCGAGTTACGCCAGACCATATCGAAGGAATTATTGCTCAGGAGGCATATTTCACAGCAGAGGATGGTGCCTTTGGCAAAGCCATAAAAGCGAAACATACTGGCGGAGAGGTAAACTACCAGTCGCACGAATCACTTTCTCTGCTGACGTTCTGCGTCCTGGTGCTGCGCAACGGCTTCACCGTCACCGGAGAGAGTGCCTGTGCAAGTCAGGAAAATTTTGATGCAGAAATTGGTCGGAAGATTGCCCGGCAGAATGCTGTAAACAAAATCTGGATGCTCGAAGGTTACTTGCTGAAGCAGAAGCTAAGCGAACAGTAGTTATTACAAAAGCCATTCCTTACTGAGTGGCTTTGATAATGGCTTATACCCTACACGGGATAACTTAACTGATATCCCTTTTAACGGATAAACGGAGCCAACAATGGCAGAGATTATTCCCATGACTGAAGAACAGAAATTCCAGTTAGAGATTTACAAACTGGTCATGAACCAGAACGCAGCCGCGGAGGAAGCATTTCAGTTCATTGGCACTGACGAGCTGAAGCTTGAGCTATTCAAAATTCACTTCCAGTCAGGTGGCGCTAATTCAGATATCACGACCCGCACAATCGAAGCGGTGCGTAAATCGAAGGAAGCGTTAGACCTGTTCACTACCGGAGCGTAAACATGGCAACTCAAGGTTTCGACAACCCATCCAAATTCCGCGATGAATGGGATAAGCAAGCAGAAGGGAAATAATCAATATGGCGACTGAGAAAAAGAAAGGTGGTCGCCCCTCTGATTATATGCCGGAGGTGGCTAATGACATTTGCGCATTGCTTTCCTCCGGTGAGAGTCTGCGCAAAGTTTGCGAACGCCCAGGAATGCCGAGCAAAACATCAGTTTTTCGCTGGCTGGCTGAACATCAGGAGTTTCGTGACCAGTACGCGAAGGCAACAGAGACTCGGGCCGACTCTATTTTCGAAGAGATATTCGAAATTGCTGACGACGTAATCCCTGATGCCGCCGAGGTGGCAAAGGCAAGACTTCGCGTTGATACCCGCAAATGGGCGCTGGCCCGAATGAATCCCCGTAAGTATGGCGACAAGGTAACTAACGAGCTTGTCGGCAAAGACGGCGGCGCAATCCAGATTGAAACATCACCGATGAGCACTCTATTCGGAAAATGACCTCGATTAATCCTATCTTTGAACCGTTCATTGAGGCTCATCGCTACAAAGTCGCCAAAGGCGGTCGAGGTAGCGGTAAGTCATGGGCAATTGCGAGGCTTCTTGTTGAAGCGGCGCGTCGGCAGCCTGTGCGTATTCTTTGCGCTCGTGAGCTGCAAAACAGTATCAGCGATTCGGTAATCAGGTTGCTTGAAGACACCATCGAGCGTGAAGGGTATTCGGCTGAGTTTGAAATTCAGCGTTCAATGATTCGTCATCTCGGAACGAATGCTGAATTCATGTTCTACGGCATCAAAAACAACCCGACGAAGATTAAATCGCTCGAAGGCATTGATATCTGCTGGGTGGAAGAAGCGGAAGCGGTAACGAAGGAATCGTGGGATATCCTGATTCCAACCATCCGTAAGCCGTTCTCTGAAATATGGGTAAGTTTCAACCCGAAAAACATCCTCGACGATACCTATCAGCGATTCGTCGTAAATCCTCCCGATGATATTTGCCTGCTGACGGTGAACTACACCGACAACCCGCATTTTCCTGAAGTCCTCCGTCTGGAGATGGAAGAGTGTAAACGCAGAAATCCGACACTGTATCGTCACATCTGGCTTGGTGAGCCGGTAAGCGCAAGTGATATGGCAATCATCAAACGTGAATGGCTTGAAGCCGCAACCGATGCGCACACGAAACTCGGGTGGAAAGCGAAAGGTGCGGTTGTTTCTGCGCATGACCCATCAGATACAGGGCCAGATGCTAAAGGTTATGCATCGCGTCACGGTTCGGTAGTTAAGCGCATTGCCGAAGGTCTGCTGATGGACATCAACGAGGGTGCTGACTGGGCTACTTCGCTGGCGATTGAAGACGGCGCTGACCATTACCTGTGGGACGGTGATGGCGTCGGTGCGGGCCTACGCAGACAGACAACGGAAGCATTCTCCGGCAAGAAAATTACCGCCACGATGTTCAAGGGCAGCGAATCGCCATTCGATGAAGATGGGCCTTATCAGGCCGGAGCATGGGCTGATGAAGTCGTACAGGGCGACAACGTTCGCACTATTGGCGATGTATTCCGCAATAAGCGAGCGCAATTCTATTACGCGCTGGCTGACAGGCTGTATCTGACATATCGGGCGGTTGTCCACGGTGAGTATGCAGACCCCGACGACATGCTGAGCTTCGACAAAGAAGCGATAGGCGAGAAGATGCTGGAGAAGCTGTTTGCAGAACTGACGCAGATTCAGCGCAAATTCAATAATAACGGGAAGCTGGAGCTTATGACTAAGGTCGAAATGAAGCAGAAGCTCGGTATCCCATCTCCTAACCTGGCTGATGCGCTGATGATGTGTATGCATTGCCCGGCATTGGTCCGCGAAGAAACAGAAATATACGTTCCCTCATCCTCCGGTTGGTAAACATGGCAGAGACATTAGAGAAAAAACATGAGCGGATCATGCTCAGGTTTGACCGCGCCTATTCTCCACAGCAGGAAGTGCGCGAAAAGTGCATTGAAGCTACGAGGTTTGCTCGTGTCCCAGGAGGTCAATGGGAAGGAGCAACGGCGGCTGGAACTAAGCTTGATGAGCAGTTCGAGAAGTATCCTAAGTTTGAAATCAATAAGGTAGCAACTGAACTTAACCGCATCATTGCAGAATACCGCAATAACAGAATCACTGTTAAGTTTCGTCCTGGTGACAGAGAGGCAAGCGAAGAGTTAGCCAATAAATTAAATGGTCTGTTCCGTGCTGACTACGAAGAAACCGATGGCGGTGAGGCTTGCGATAATGCATTTGACGACGCTGCTACTGGTGGTTTCGGTTGCTTCCGTTTGACGTCGATGCTGGTCAATGAATACGACCTCATGGACGATCGTCAGCGTATTGCTATTGAACCAATATACGACCCGTCGCGCTCTGTGTGGTTTGACCCTGACGCTAAGAAGTACGACAAATCTGACGCGTTGTGGGCGTTCTGCATGTATTCGTTGTCACCTGAAAAATATGAGGCTGAATACGGAAAGAAACCTCCTGCTTCTCTGGATGTAACGTCTATGACCAGTTGGGAATATGACTGGTTTGATGAAGATGTTATTTACATAGCGAAGTATTACGAAGTTCGTAAAGAGTCTGTTGGCGTCATCAGTTATCGACATCCAATCACTGGAGAGATTGCAACATACGACAGTGATCAGGTTGAAGATATTGAAGATGAACTGGCAATAGCTGGATTTCAGGAAGTGGCAAGGCGCTCAGTGAAGCGCCGTCGTGTGTATGTATCCGTAGTGGATGGTGATGGTTTCCTTGAGAAACCTCGACGTATTCCTGGTGAGCATATCCCCCTCATCCCGGTTTATGGAAAACGCTGGTTCATTGATGACATTGAGCGTGTCGAAGGACATATTGCAAAAGCAATGGATCCACAGCGTTTGTATAACCTTCAGGTATCAATGCTGGCTGATACTGCAGCGCAAGACCCCGGTCAGATCCCTATAGTTGGCATGGAGCAAATTCGTGGACTTGAGAAGCACTGGGAGGCTCGCAACAAGAAACGCCCAGCGTTCTTGCCGTTGCGCGAAGTGAGAGATAAATCTGGCAACATTATCGCTGGAGCTACCCCGGCAGGATATACACAGCCTGCGGTTATGAATCAGGCATTGGCTGCATTACTACAGCAAACCAGTGCTGATATTCAGGAGGTTACAGGCGGCAGTCAGGCCATGCAGCAGATGCCAAGTAATATTGCTCAGGAAACGGTTAACAACTTGATGAACAGAGCAGATATGGCTTCGTTTATCTATCTGGACAATATGGCGAAAAGTCTTAAACGCGCTGGTGAAGTATGGCTGTCAATGGCGCGTGAAGTGTACGGTTCAGAGCGTGAAGTGCGCATCGTTAACGAAGATGGAAGTGATGATATCGCGGTCCTGAGCGCACAGGTTGTTGACAGGCAAACAGGGGCTGTTGTTGCGTTAAATGACCTTTCTGTCGGTCGATACGATGTGACGGTTGATGTTGGACCAAGCTACACAGCACGACGTGATGCAACGGTTTCTGTACTGACAAATGTCCTTAGCTCTATGCTTCCAACAGACCCAATGCGCCCGGCAATTCAGGGTATTATTCTGGACAATATCGATGGCGAAGGCCTTGATGACTTCAAAGAGTACAACCGAAACCAACTGCTGATATCTGGTATTGCAAAACCACGCAATGAGAAAGAGCAGCAGATTGTTCAACAGGCGCAAATGGCAGCACAAAGCCAGCCAAATCCTGAAATGGTTCTCGCTCAGGCGCAAATGGTAGCAGCGCAGGCAGAAGCGCAAAAAGCAACTAACGAAACTGCTCAAACTCAAATCAAAGCATTTACTGCCCAGCAGGATGCGATGGAGAGTCAGGCAAACACTGTCTATAAACTGGCTCAAGCCAGAAACATCGATGACAAAGCAGTGATGGAGGCAATACGCCTTCTGAAAGATGTCGCCGAGTCACAACAACAGCAATTCCAGTCACCACCACAGTCACCGGCAGACTTAATGCCGAGTTAACCAGGAGTAATCAATGGAAAACGAACTGATCATCGACGGTCAGGTTATTGACCTGTCTGAAACACAGGAAAATGCAGAAGAAACCATCATCCAAACAGAGTCACAGCCTGAGAATGAAAGCCAGGATGACAACGGAAAAGAGATGGCAACTGATCCTGAAAAAACCGAAGAGACACCAGAAGATTACGCCTTGCGTATTGGTGATGAAGAAATTCAGCTTAACGCTGACGATAATGATCACATTGACGGGCAACCTGCACCGCAATGGGTGAAAGATCTTCGCAAAGGCTTCAAAGAAACACAGAAAGAAAACCGTGAGTTGCGACGCCAGCTTGAGGAAGCATTAGCCAAGCCTGCGGAACATCAGCAACCACAACCAGACGCTATTCCACCAAAACCGACTCTTGAGTCGTGTGATTATGACGAACAGGCGTTTGAACAGGCATTGACTGATTGGCATGAGAAAAAAGGCCGTGTCGAACAGCAGCAGCAACAAAAACTACGTCAGCAACAGGAATACCAGCAGCGTTTCCAGCAAAGGGTAGAAGCGCATAAACAACGGGCAGCCAAACTTCCTGTGAAAGATTATCAGGAAATGGAAGCCATTGTTCTTAGTGAGCTACCACCAATTCAGCAGGAAATCATCATTCACTGTGCAGACGAAGGCTCTGAACTACTCGCCTATGGCTTAGGTAAGAGCCAGCAATTACGCCAGCGTGTAGCCGCTGAGACAGATCCAATTCGCGCAGCATTCCTCTTGGGGCAGATTAGCAAACAGGTAAGCCTTGCTCCAAAACCAAAGAAAGCCATCAAGCCAGAGCCGGAAGTACGTGGTGGCGGTGCTGATGCGAAACAAGACGAATTCAACAAATTATGCCCCGGCGCAAAAATCGAATAAGGAAAAGATAAATGCCTAACAATCTCGACAGTAACGTCAGTCAAATCGTTCTGAAAAAATTCCTTCCGGGTTTTATGTCAGATTTAGTTCTGGCGAAAACCGTAGACCGTCAGTTGCTGGCAGGTGAAATCAACTCCAGCACTGGCGATAGCGTTAGCTTTAAACGTCCGCATCAATTCTCATCCCTCCGTACTCCCACTGGTGATATTTCAGGGCAAAATAAAAACAACCTGATCTCAGGTAAAGCTACGGGGCGTGTAGGTAACTACATCACTGTTGCTGTTGAATATCAGCAACTGGAGGAAGCGATCAAGCTTAACCAGCTGGAAGAAATTCTCGCGCCGGTTCGCCAGCGAATCGTTACCGACCTTGAAACAGAGCTTGCTCACTTCATGATGAATAACGGTGCGTTGTCACTTGGTAGCCCCAATACTCCAATCACCAAATGGTCTGATGTTGCGCAGACGGCATCTTTCCTGAAAGACCTCGGCGTTAATGAAGGTGAAAACTATGCTGTAATGGATCCATGGTCTGCACAGCGACTTGCTGATGCGCAGACTGGTTTGCATGCTTCAGATCAATTGGTTCGTACTGCATGGGAGAACGCACAGATCCCAACCAATTTTGGCGGCATTCGCGCACTGATGTCTAATGGGCTTGCCTCTCGTACGCAGGGGGCATTTGGCGGAACACTGACAGTCAAAACACAGCCAACTGTTACCTATAACGCAGTTAAAGACTCATACCAGTTCACTGTAACATTGACCGGAGCGACAGCCAGCGTTACAGGTTTTCTGAAAGCTGGTGATCAGGTCAAATTCACCAATACCTACTGGCTGCAACAGCAGACCAAACAGGCGTTGTATAACGGAGCCACACCAATTAGCTTCACTGCAACGGTTACTGCTGATGCTAATTCAGACAGCAGTGGCGATGTGACGGTTACGCTTTCTGGTGTTCCGATTTATGACACTACAAACCCGCAGTACAACTCTGTAAGTCGTCAGGTAGAGGCAGGCGATGCCGTATCTGTAGTAGGCACTGCTAGCCAGACAATGAAGCCAAACCTGTTCTATAACAAGTTCTTCTGTGGACTCGGATCTATCCCACTGCCGAAACTGCACAGTATTGATTCTGCTGTTGCAACATATGAAGGTTTCTCCATCCGCGTACATAAATACGCAGATGGCGATGCCAACGTGCAAAAAATGCGCTTCGACTTACTGCCTGCATATGTGTGCTTTAACCCACACATGGGCGGTCAGTTCTTCGGTAATCCGTAATAACAAGGGGCTTACGCCCCTTTTATGTTTTAAGGAAACAATATGGATCGGATGAGTGTATTCCTTGCCGCAGATAACGAATCCGGGCATGTACAGGCCGTTATCGCAGAAAAAGACTTCCAGTTTTTCGAAAGGTTGGGCTTTGTTGCCTCAGTTGATGAATTGAAACCGACCAGTAAGCGAGGTCGTAAGGCGGCGGACAATGGCAACAGTACTGACAAAGGGTGAGATCGTCCTTTTTGCGCTTCGTAAGTTTGCTATTGCTTCTAATGCATCGCTTACTGATGTTGAGCCGCAATCAATTGAAGATGGTGTAAATGATCTGGAAGATATGATGTCCGAGTGGATGATTAACCCCGGCGACATTGGTTACGCTTTCGCAACTGGAGATGAGCAGCCATTACCAGATGATGAGTCAGGTCTTCCAAGAAAATACAAACACGCAGTAGGCTATCAGTTATTGCTGAGAATGCTATCTGATTACAGCCTTGAACCAACTCCGCAAGTTCTCAGTAACGCCCAACGCTCATATGATGCCTTGATGACCGACACTCTGGTTGTTCCTTCAATGCGACGACGTGGAGATTTTCCTGTAGGGCAGGGTAATAAATATGACGTGTTCACATCTGACCGATATTATCCAGGCGATCTCCCTCTGATTGATGGCGATATCCCAAACGCATAGGTGAATAAATGCCTATTCAGCAACTTCCGCTTATGAAAGGTGTCGGCAAAGACTTTAGAAACGCCGACTATATCGACTATCTGCCAGTGAATATGTTGGCTACACCCAAAGAAATCCTGAACAGCAGCGGATATCTTCGCTCATTCCCGGGCATTGCCAAACGTTCTGATGTGAACGGCGTATCGCGAGGCGTCGAGTACAACATGGCACAGAATGCTGTTTATCGCGTGTGTGGTGGCAAACTGTATAAGGGCGAAAGTGAGGTCGGTGATGTTGCCGGAAGTGGTCGCGTATCAATGGCGCATGGTCGAACATCACAGGCGGTAGGCGTTAACGGGCAACTGGTCGAATACCGCTATGATGGCACGGTTAAAACCGTCTCAAACTGGCCTGCAGACAGCGGGTTTATGCAGTATGAGTTAGGTTCTGTTCGCGACATTACGCGTTTACGTGGGCGTTATGCGTGGTCAAAAGACGGCACTGATTCATGGTTTATCACTGACCCTGAAGACGAATCGCATCCTGACCGCTACAGCGCACAATATCGAGCCGAGTCTCAGCCTGACGGCATCATCGGCATCGGAACATGGCGAGACTTCATCGTCTGCTTTGGTTCATCGACGATTGAATATTTCTCCCTGACGGGGGCAACCACCGTTGGTGCCGCTTTGTATGTCGCACAGCCATCGCTGATGGTGCAGAAAGGCATTGCCGGGACTTACTGCAAAACGCCGTTCGCCGATTCGTATGCGTTCATCAGCAATCCGGCAACAGGTGCGCCGTCTGTGTATATCATCGGCTCCGGTCAGGTATCACCAATCGCCAGCGCGAGCATTGAGAAAATTCTTCGCTCCTACACTGCTGATGAACTGGCTGATGGTGTGATGGAATCGCTGCGATTTGATGCGCATGAACTGCTGATTATCCACCTTCCGCGCCACGTCCTCGTGTACGACGCATCTTCAAGCGCCAATGGTCCGCAATGGTGTGTGTTGAAAACAGGCCTGTATGACGATGTGTACCGCGCTATCGACTTCATTTACGAAGGAAATCAGATAACGTGCGGCGATAAGCTGGAATCGGTTACCGGGAAATTGCAGTTCGATATCAGCAGCCAGTATGGGCTACAGCAAGAACACCTGCTGTTTACTCCGTTGTTCAAAGCGGATAACGCCAGATGCTTTGATCTGGAGGTGGAATCATCGACGGGTGTTGCTCAGTACGCTGACCGCCTGTTCCTCTCTGCAACCACTGACGGCATAAATTACGGGCGTGAGCAGATGATTGAGCAGAATGAACCGTTCGTTTACGACAAACGCGTTTTGTGGAAGCGAGTAGGGCGCATCAGGAAAAATGTTGGCTTCAAACTGCGCGTTATCACTAAGTCGCCTGTCACTCTGTCTGGCGCTCAGATAAGGATTGAGTAATGGCGGATTCGAATCTCAATGTGCCGGTAATCATTCAGGCTACACGGCTCGACACATCAGTCCTTCCACGCAATATCTTCTCGCAGTCGTATCTGCTTTACGTTATCGCACAGGGTACTGATGTTGGTAATGTGGCTAACAAGGCCAACGAGGCCGGACAGGGCGCTTATGACGCACAAGTCAGGAACGATGAGCAGGATGTGATTCTCGCTGACCATGAGCAGCGAATTTCTGCTGCGGAAGCAACGCTTGTTAATCATGAGGAGCGAATCAGCCAGGCAGAATCAACTCTTCAGGAACATGAAACGCGAATCGCTCAGAATGAAAGCGATATTGCGTCGCTTGATACCAGAGTTCAGTCGCTGGAATCGCAGGTTTCAGACCATGAATCGCGCATTGATGCTCTGGAGTATGCCACTACTCGCAAGAAGTCAGAGGTTGTTTACTCTGGCGTATCTGTAACCATCCCGACAGCGCCGACCAACCTTGTTAGCCTGCTGAAAACGCTCACGCCGTCATCAGGCTCGTTGGCACCATTCTTCGACACCGTTAACAACAAGATGGTTGTGTTCAACGAGAACAAAACCTTGTTCTTCAAGCTGTCGATCGTCGGGACGTGGCCCAGCGGAACCGCCAACAGGTCAATGCAACTAACATTTTCCGGCTCTGTTCCTGACACACTGGTAAGCAGTCGCAACTCGGCGACAACGACCGATAACATCCTGTTAGCTACGTTCTTCAGCGTGGATAAAGACGGCTTTCTTGCCACAAATGGCAGCACGTTAACCATTCAGTCAAATGGTGCGGCGTTTACTGCCACAACCATCAAGATAATCGCGGAGCAGTAATGATTCAGTTCAAACCAACGCGAAACATCGACCTGATAGAAGCAGTCGGAAATCACCCTGACATTATTGCCGGAAGCAACAACGGTGATGGATACGACTACAAGCCTGAATGCCGTTACTTTGAGGTTAACGTGTACGGTCAGTTTGGCGGCATTGTTTACTATCAGGAAATTCAGCCGCTTACATTCGATTGCCACGCCATGTACCTGCCAGAGGTTCGTGGATTCAGCAAGGAAATCGGGCTGGCGTTCTGGCGATACATTCTGACTAACACCACCGTTCAGTGCGTCACATCGTTCGCTGCGCGCAAATTCCGCCACGGTCAGATGTACTGCGCAATGATTGGCCTTAAGCGTGTAGGAACCATCAAGAAATACTTCAAAGGCGTGGATGACGTGACGTTTTACAGCGCCACACGCGAAGAACTAATCGACTTCCTGAATCACGGGAGATAGCTATGTTATATGCATTTAAGCTGGGCAGAAAACTGCGCGGCGAGGAACCTTATTGCCCTGAAAAAGGCGGGAAAGGTGGCAGCTCTGATAAAAGCGCAAAGTATGCAGCAGAAGCTCAGAAGTATGCCGCAGACCTGCAAAATCAGCAGTGGCAGACGATCATGAAAAACCTTGCTCCGTTCACGCCGCTTGCGGAGCAGTATGTTAACCAGCTTCAGAATCTTTCCAGTTTAGAAGGTCAGGGGCAGGCACTTAATCAGTATTACAACTCTCAGCAGTATAAAGACCTTGCAGGTCAGGCTCGTTACCAGAGTCTTGCTGCTGCGGAGGCGACGGGTGGACTTGGTTCGACAGCCACAAGCAATCAACTGGCTACGATCGCGCCGACACTCGGTCAGTCTTGGTTATCAAATCAGATGAGCAATTACAACAATCTGGCAAACGTTGGGCTTGGTGCACTGCAAGGTCAGGCAAACGCCGGGCAGACGTACGCCAACAACATGAGCAGCATTGCACAGCAAAGCGCAGCACTTGCCGCTGCTAATGCCAATAAACCATCAAGTCTTCAGACTGCAATTAGCGGCGGCACATCTGGTGCGATTGCCGGTGCAGGTCTTGCCAGCCTTTTGGGAACATCAACGCCTTGGGGCGCTGGCATTGGTGCTGGTATCGGATTGCTTGGCTCGTTGTTTTAAGGGGTAATCATGGCTACTTGGCAAGGAACAAACGGCGGATTGTTGGCTGGTATCGGCGGCGTCAACTCAAACGCTCCGAGCGTAAATGACATCGGCAATACGCTTCAGCTTATCAGGCAGAACAATGATATTGATCGTTCAGGCGCTAACAATGTTGGGCTGACTGCTTTGCAAGGCCTTTCAGGTATTGCAGGGGTGTTTCAGCAGGAAAAGCAGGCTCAGCGGCAGAAAGAATTTCAGCAGGCGTACGCTAATGCTTATGCGTCTGGTGATCGCGGTGCTTTGCGTCAGTTGGCTACTCAATATCCAGACCAGATTGAATCCGTTCGTAAAGGCATGGGATTCATTGATGAAGACCAGCGTAATTCTATCGGCACCTTAGCGGCTGGCGCACGCCTTGCGTCATCGTCTCCAGAAGCAATGCAATCATGGCTGCAAAACAACGCCAAGGAACTGACTCGCGTCGGTGTTGACCCTAACAGCGTTGCTCAGATGTATCAGCAGAACCCTTCAGGATTTGGTGAGTTTGTTGATCACCTTGGAATGGCTGCTCTTGGTCCAATTGATTACTTCAATGTTCAGGACAAGATGGCTGGTCGTGAAATTGACCGAGGCAGACTGGCAGAGACAATCCGCAGCAATCAGGCTGGAGAAGCACTTCAGGCGAGAGGGCAAAACCTTTCCTATCAGTCAGCAATGACTGGGCACAATATCGCAGCACAACGCTTGGCTCTGGATCAGCAAGAGTTCGGGTTTAAGATGCAGCAAGCGCAGGAAAAGGCTCAGCAGTTGATTAGCGAAGCACCTAAGCTGTCAGTAAACATGGAAAAAGGCATCGAGACGGCTGTAAACAATGCTACAGCATCATCAAACTCAGCCAATTCTATGAGTGCGCTTGCTCAACAGTTCAGAGCAGAAAAACCAACGACAGGTTTGTTCGGTAACGCACAGAACATGTTCGCAAAACTTACCGGAAGCGATACAACATTGCGTGATTTGCGCATTCGCCAAAATGCCCTTGTTAACAGTCAGGTTCTTAAATTCCTACCTCCCGGCCCAGCAACGGATAAAGACGTTGAGATCGTTCGACAGGGTGCGCCAACTGACATGGATAACCCTGAGACGGTCGCAAGATGGCTTGATGCAATGGCAAACCTTGAGCGACGAAACGCGCAGTTTAATGAGTTTAAAGCCGAGTGGATGAGCGCGAATGGCAACCCTGGACAATCGCGTAATGGCGGTCAGATATTGGGGTTGGATGTTAAAAAAGGTGAATCATTGGGGAGTGCCGTTAAGCGGTATATGTCAATGAATACTGACGCAGCGCCAGCACAAGATTCGACACCTTCAGGAGAACCACGGAATCAGGTTGGATCATATACCTCAAAATCAGGCATTCAATTTACGGTGGAATGATGAAAGTAACTGCAAACGGTAAGACATTTACCTTTCCTGATGGTACGAGCACCGAAGATATTGGCACCGCCATTGATGAGTATTTTGCTGGTCAGGCTGTTCAGCAACAAACAGTTAATCAGGCCAATAATGCACCAACACGGGACGAACCATCATTGATGCAACAAGCTGGCGATTGGCTCACTGGTGGTCAAAGTGCAGGGCAAATTGCAGAACAGGCTGGTCGTGGTCTGGTAAACATACCATTTGACGTATTGCAGGGTGGCGCAAGTCTGATTAATGCAATCAGTCAGGGGCTTGGTGGGCCAAAAGTTTTGGATGATGTTTATCGTCCAGTAGACAAACCGACAGACCCATACGCACAAGCCGGTGAAACAATTGGTGGGTATTTAGTTCCAGGAGTTGGAACGGCAGGAAGCATGGCTATTGGATCGCTGGCAGAGGCCGCAAATCAGAAAGGCGATTTCGCACAAAATGCAGCTAAAAATGCCGGAGTTAACCTTGCCGCTCAGGGTGTTCTTTCCGCAGCAGCAAAGGGAATAGGGCGTGGAATAACGGCTATAAAAGGTGATATTGCGCCAGAAGTGGCGAAGAAAATTGCCACATCAGAATCGATGGGCGTGACACCAATGACATCTGATGTTATCCCGCCGAAAAATGCTTTCACTCGCGGCCTTACTCAGGATGCCGAGGGGGCTTTGCTCGGGACGGGCTCAAAGCGAGCAGAGCAATATGCAACGCGTAGTAAGCTGGTAAGCAATTATTTTGACCGTTTTGGTGAGTACAACCCTGATGATGTGGTGAAATCTCTGACCACCACGTTAAGGGGGCGGAAGGATGCTGCTGGCGCTGTTATCAATGACGTCACCAATAAAATGGGTAATGCCGCAGTTGATACTACAAATACCATGAATGCTCTGAATACAGCGATCGCAAGACAGGAACGGCTTGGGACTTCAGCCAATCAAAGCCTGCTTACATCCTTGCGTAACCTGCGTGAAGAATTAGCAAACCCTGCAACTGATTTGGATGTTACGTTTGATCTCTTGCGTCAGCACAGAACAGCATTTAGATCTAATGTTCAGGGAGATGCTATGGTCTTCCCCAACCAGGCAAAAGCAGCTACCAATATGGTAGAGAATGCAATGTCAAAAGACCTTCGTAACGCAGTTGCAAAAAACCTCGGTGCGTCAGACGCAGCAAAATACCTTAAAGCAAATTCCGATTATGCAAACGTTTATAATAAGGTGCTTAATAAAAACATTGCTAACAAGCTCAACAAGGCAAGCAGTGAAGCCAGTCCTGAACTTATAAATACTGTTGTATTAAGCAGAAAACCATCTGACGTGAAACGAATCTGGAGCGCATTGGATGATAAAGGGAAAGATGCTATGCGTGCAGCTTACGTCAGCAAAATAGCGGAAAAGGCCGGTGACTCTCCAGCCAAGTTCATCACTGAAGTTAATAAGCTGAAATCTCAGTCAGGTGGTGAAATTTACAACACTATTTTTTCTGGAAAGCACATGAAAGAGCTTGATTCTCTTCATGAAGTTCTACAGAAAACAGCAAGGTCAGACACCGCAAATGTAGTAACTCAGACTGGGCAATCGCAAGCCAACAGGATAAGGACGATTGGCGCAACTGCGACTCTTGGCGTATCAATGGGGCTTGAGGCTGGTTTCGGTGCAATGATGCGCTTGTATGAGTCCAAAGCAGCAAGGAATGCTCTCTTACGTTTGGCAAACACCAAAGCAGGAACACCAGCCTATGAAAGAGCGCTAAATAATGCTGCAAATGCGATACGCCCTATACTCTCAAGCCAAATTACAGCAGAACAGCAATAAAAGATAAGATGTAACTACCTGATATTACTGCTACTGTTGCATGTTACCGTGTTTCCAAATCCTGAATTGCAGTTTGTATATGTGTCAACGCGTGTTGGGTAAGGTTGAGTTATAACAGGCTGGCGCGCTTTTTGCTCGATCGCTTGCATTGTGTTTACAGCCTGATAATTCAATAAAGCCTGCTGGAATGCTTGGCTTTGTGCTATTTGTTGGGCTTGTTCTTGGCTTTGTAATTGAACATAAAGATTCTGAAGCTCAAGTCTTGCCTGTGCGTCACTTATCTTGCCTTCATCGACACCTTTCCCGAGCATCTTTGCAGCAAGGACATACAGCTTAGGTGTTGGTGCTGATGCCATGCGTGAGTCGTTCTTCACACTGGCATCAAGGCAATTAGCCATATCGCTAAGCTTTTGATAGCGTTGTTCGCAACTTGCTTGATAGTCACTTACTTTTGCGCATCCAACCAGCAGAAGCGGGATAATTAACAGTGATTTTTTCATATGGTTAACTCTCCTTAGTTTTTCACAGGATATCATGAAGGCAATGCCATTTTAGCCGGAAACTAGATTTCTATGTTTCCTTTTTATTATTGCTATACATGGTCTTAAGCGTTTCAAAAACCATTTTCTTAACCATATCAGATTGTTGTTCTGCCATACGCTCTGCATCATCAATGTAAACGGATGCAGAGCTTTGTTTAGCCAACGATTCTTCAATCGCTGCAATTATCTCTGAGTTCAGCGACCTGTTATTCATCTTCGCGCGCTGTTTAATTTTCGCGTGGAGTTCATGCGGAAGTCTCAAGTGAAACTGCGCCTCGTCGTATTTGCTGTACATCCTTGATGCCTCACCAGTTGGGTGGAATGGCATCGTAACCTACTGGATAAATACTCAATAGTACCATTTCGGTATGCAATCACATCATGGTTGCATCATATCATTCTTCTGGAGCAATGAAATGTCAGATATCACCGCAAATGTTGTGGTCAGCATGCCTTCGCAACTCTTCACTATGTCTCGCTCTTTTAAAGCCGTAGCCAATGGAAAAATTTATATCGGTAAAATTGACACTGACCCGGTAAATCCAGAAAACCAGATTCAGGTTTATGTGGAAAACGAAGACGGTTCTCACGTTCCTGTTTCGCAACCAATCATCATTAACGCTGCTGGTTACCCTGTATATAACGGACAGATTGCCAAGTTCGTAACTGTGCAAGGCCATTCTATGGCTGTTTATGATGCATACGGTGCGCAGCAGTTCTATTTTCCGAATGTGCTAAAGTATGATCCAGATCAGTTTAAGGGCAATCTCCTGAGCGAAGATCACTCACTTGGCGACTCTCTAGTCATGCATAACCCACAGTTTGTCGATAGCACATCGACCATTCTCTCAAAAAAGCTAACTATCGACCTGAGGACGCTTACAGACTACGGGTTTGCTGAGGGAAACACCGGTGCTCAGAACAAAGCTGCATTTCAGAAGGCTATTGATGATGCTACGTTGCCAACTGAGATTGTTATACCAGAGGGGGCGTTCATTGTTGACCCTGGTATTACGATTAAGAATACTGTCACCATGATACGAGGTGCTGGCGCATATCAGTCCAGAATTTTCTCTACGGGTACAGCGGCACCGATAATCACGCAACAAGATGGGGTAATTACGTTCTGCGAGTTCAGGGACTTTGGTCTTGACGGAAATGGCTACGCAGCTAACGGCATCAGTCTTACTGAAGCCAACCACATTAAAATAGAAAATATTGACGTGGTTAATACTAATAACAACGCAATATTAGTTAACGGTTACTCCATTGACATCATTGGGTGCCGGTTGTTTCAAAACGCCGGTAACGGTATTAATGTTGGTGGTTACTGCAATAATATTAATATAATCAACAGCCGTATCTATGGTAACGGAGCCGGTGGAGTTTTACTTACGCCAGCTTACGCTGAGGGCGGTATGAGCGTCAGAGTTAATGGCAACAATATAGAGCAAAATAAGTTCTACGGACTTTTGGCTTACGGGGTTAAAGGCCTTAACCTTGATGCTAACTATTGGGAACGCAACGGTGAGATTGGTTACCCGTATAGTGTACCTGAGTCTATTACAGTACGTGCGGATATCCACCTTATCGCGAACAATTTTACATTAATTCCTGACCTTTCAAAAATTAATGATACCGTATCTATTCGCGGGAATCAGCAGACCGCGATTGGCTACGCCAGCGCGCTACCTAACCAAGACGGATTTATTTTCACGAACTATGCGAAAAACCTGACGATTGAAAATAATCAGTTATTAGACGCATCGAAAGTGAATAATTTATTAGCAATGTACCACAATAATCTTTCGTCCAAAGTTACTGACAGGCTATATCTTGCCAACAACACAGTGAACTCCATCGGATACGTTGGTAGTTATGACCCGGCGACACAAAACCCTGACACTGCGCATTTAATAGATATTGCGAACAGAGAGTTAACTGCTAACTATCTTGATCGAAATATGTTGCTCTGGACTGCGGCATCTGGAACTACAGGAACATTGATAAAAACTCAAAACATCTATGCTGGTAATTATTCATTCTTAGTTACGACAGGAGATAGAGTTTGGGGACGAACGATAGACCTCAACAAATCACCAGAACTAAAAGGGAAATTTGTATGGTTTGGTGCGTGGGTCAATGACCAGGGATCAGCGTCAAAACTTATGTTTATAATTAATGGTGCAGGACAAACAGACTCTACAGCACCTTTAGCTGGTAATGGGAAATGGAGCTATGTTAGTTGTGGTGTGTATATATACGAAACTGATACAGCTATAAATGTTGGTATAAGAAATTATGGTTCAGGAAATGTACTCATAAACTCACCTTCTCTATGTGCATATGGAATGCCATCAAACGCGTTGCAAGTTGAAAAAACAACATTTTATCTTTCGTCAGTACCTACATCCGGTTTCTGGGATATAGGTGAGCGTGTTATCAATAGCGCACCTGCTTCAGGACAACCAAAGGCATGGACATGCAATATTCCAGGTGGGCCAGGAACCTATTCTTTCTTATCAGAGGGAAACTTTTAAAAGACCTATGTATTGAAATGATTACTTTGATCTGGTATGTTTAAAAAAAATCAGTAAAACACATTTTGATATGGAAAGAAAAACAAATAAGTTAGACTCTATTCAAGTCCTTAGAGGGATCGCGGTACTTCTAGTCATTGCGTTTCACTTTAGAGTATATTTAAATGGAGTGTATGCCCAAAAGGACTTGGGCGACATTCTTTTTGGTATAGGTGAGGTTGGTGTTGATATATTCTTTGTTATAAGTGGATTTATCATTACTTATTCTTCAATGAATAAGGCAAAAAACCGGCCAATGGTGTTTGCTGCTAAGCGTTTTTTTAGGTTGTACCCTGTTTACTTTATAATCCTTACTCTGGCTATATACCTCAACTATGAGGAAATATATACATCATCACAAATAATAAA